GGGAGGGTCATCGGCTTCCGCCGTCCATGGTAGTTTTAAGAGCTTACCAAGGCTCAAGACACCAGCCCTTACGGGCTAGATGGCGGTCGCCCACCATCCCAACTCTCATCATCCAGCTTATCATAGGGCACCCGGAAGCGGGTGCCCGGGAGCCAACGGGAAGTCCGCGCGGATTCGATCCAACGCAGTCTGTAACCGTCGACCCCTAGCAGTGGGAGCTTCCCCCCACAGATAAGTAGGCCTTTGAGAGAACTGCCCACGAGTGCGCTGCCCGGGTATCTGCTAAGGTCATGCCCCCGTTCACCCACAGTACGATCGTAGCCCCTCAAGGGCACGTGTCGCGCTATAGGCTGATAGGAACGAACCTTCGCAGGCCAGCCTCCTGGGGGGGGTCTGTCATGAATGACAAGGTCCCCCAGGTGAGCCGGTCCCCGGCACTCACGGATGGCTATGGGTAAGTTCCGAAGAACCTCTTCCCACACGGGCTTGATCAGAGCCCATCTCCTCGGATCGCCCGCGCATACTCTGCGCAGGTTGTTCGCAAGAGAGATCCATTGTTGCGGTTCCCTAGGAACCTCTCCAAGTTTCGCTGTGCTAACAGGTACTCCGTTGAAAAAGTCTCCACCGCAAGATTCACGAAAAGGTCCTTCCCAGAAGGACTTCGACTGATTTACTTGATGCCCGAAGGCCTCAAGAGCGGCGCAGAGTGGCCTTGCGAGAGCCACCGGGACGATCAAGTCGTCCCCATAACAGAGTATTTCACCCGTTATGCCTTCCCTTTCAGCCACCACGTGTGCGAGCGTCACAAACAGAATCGTTTCCAATTCGAATGTGAAACCGTTTCCCATGGACGAGAATTTCTCCAGATAGAGATTCTTCCCACCAAAGGACGTATGCGTGGCTCGTAAATCATCAAGGAGTGTACCCCATCCCCCGAAGGAGAGTAGATACCGAACCAGTTCCCTGGCCCAGCGATCACTGGCACTTTTGGTGTCCAGTGTCGCGGCTTCACCACTGAGAGAGCTCTCGCGAGCCCTTCTCCTGTGAAGCTCAGCTCCATGATTTAGATCGATAAGAAGCGTTTTCATGAGACGCCTCCGGAAGATATTCCCAACGCCCAGCTGGAATGCCAGGTTGATGGGTGCTTCCTTGCAGCACGAACGGCCTGTTTGACCGTTCTTGGGGACTACAAAGTAGTCGTTGGCGCGACATGAGCGCGGGTAGATACCCGTCTCGTGCCACGCCTTCTCCCACAACGTACCACCTACGAGGTAGTTTGTTGTGAAGACC